AGATGAACCAACATAATTTTCACCGGGGAATTCATCAAGCTGTTGTGCTCTATGATAAATATCTAAAGCCTTTTGATTAATAGGAACAACACTTTTTCTAAGCAATTTGTATAGCATTGGTGAGCCGAATACAGGAATGGGATTAGCAGCAGCTTCCATCGTGGCGCTAAATCCAGCGCAGGCACCCTCCTTGCCCTGATCTAACTGCACATGCGCCCAGCTTTTGCTCGCTGGTTTTGCATCTGGAAGCAAAGTTTTAATAGGGTATTTCTTACTATTTTTATCAAATTTAATTACTCTATCAAGAGTTCTTTCATTATTTAACATATTTTCTCCAATTGAATTAGATTTTATAAATTATGGAAATTGAAAAAAGAAGTGAGATGTAAGAACAACCCACCCTAATGCCAGCCCGATTCTTCTAAAAACATGACCGGGACCAATAAAACGCCAAACAAGTGCTGACAAAGTTCCATTGCCCTTTGATTTTTTACTAATCTTTGACCAAAGCGCTGTTCCTTCTATAACTAGAAAAACAACACCCCAACATAACCATAGTGGCGTAAATAAATTCATCACTTTCTCCTTAATTATATTTTTGCATAAATACTTTTTAATACAATATATTCAAAATTTTGAGCATATAAAACAACTTTAGTCATGATTCCCATCGCATATCACAGGACGGACATTGATAATGTGTAATAGTATTATCTTTTGCTTTATAAACTGATACCAATTTTGAATAATGTGGCAAGTTGCCGCATCCATATTTGCACAGATCTCCTAAGGTATAATCATATTCTTTATATGATGATTCTGGGATTGTTGCAAGTATAAAACTTGTACCACACTTGGTGCATTTACAATATCCGCTAGAATCATTACCATATGACATATTAATTCTTAAATTTATCTAAGTATGTATTCAAAGCATTTATTTGTTTTGGTGTCATTTTAACAATATCTGCGTCTGCTACAAAATTATCATACAGAGCATCAGCAACAAGAACAGAATTAATAAATAGTGTTGCTAGTTCAACATTCCCATTTTTAAGATTTTTAATTTTTTTTCTTTTACTCATTTTTACTTCTTTCTTTGAATAACGTATTCTAAAACAAAACCTATAACAATAGTAGATATTGCTGTAAAAAGCCATACAGCATCGTTGGTAATTCTAATGCATCCCAGAATATTCATAGTTTTCAAATGGGAACAAGAACATATTCCCAAACTCCGAATCCTCAGATTCTATCATTAACGCCATAGTGCAGTATCCTACAATATCAAATAATGTATCAATAATAGATTCATCTTTAATGGTGCTAACATTTAAAGCGTTCTTAAGACTATCTGCCTTTGTTATAAGATTCACCAAACGTGCTACTTTATCATACATTCTTACAATTATACCAAGAATACCAAATTCTATAATATTCTTTGGACCATAATTAAATTGTTTATTAACTAAAAGATTATAAATCTCAGTTTGTAAAAATGTAAAACGCTTAGTGTCTAGTAATTCATTAAGCATTTTTATTGCATTCATTGAAGTTAAAAGAAATATATTTTCGTTATCTATATTTAGTTGTGTAAAATTATTTTCTTTAACTAACGCAGACAATCTAGAAAAAATATTTTCTAGATTTCGCAAAGCGAAACCGGCTGAATCTATTTGATCTAGTTGCATTAAGGAGTAATCAAAAATGTCTTGCAAGTTGAGCAAGGCAGCAGATTGCCATGTTTTTGATTTTGTTCTCATACAAGCTTCATTATAACATCACATTCGGAATCCGCTCTTCTATACACGTAAATAAATAAAAAAATTACTAAAGTTAATATACTAAAGCGCATGCCTATTTATTTGACTACATGATTCACATAAAGTTTTGATGGAGTTATCAAAAAATACTTGATACCCTGCATTACCACAAAATTCACACGTTTTAGCTGAATCGTATTCAGCGGTTCTTGCATATCTTCTCATAGCCATATCAGCAGCATAATATTTAGTGCTGGGAAGATAATGGAATCTTAACGTCCCCCACTTTTCTCTTATGCTTGTAATCTTATAATTATAATCTAGCATTGTAAACTTTTTATGAGCAGTGTATATAATTGAGAACCAACCACATCCCGGTAATTCTATAGGTTGCTCATGGATATACTTTTGAGTAAGTATTCTTGTAAGTTCTTTTCTGTAACTTTCTTCGTTCTTTATCATTTAGCAGCTTCCCGTTCAGCTTGAGCATCTACAAGAAGATACTCGCCTCTTCCAACTTTCTTAAAATACCCACGATTGCTATTAATATAGTTATAAAGCGTTGGATTTGTTATTTCACATACTTGAAGTATATCTTTTGTTTTAAATGTTTTACCAATATTGTCTTTAATAAATGATTCTAAACTATTTGTTTTAGAACCTCGCTTTGGGCGCTCTACAGGTTTTTCATCTGAAAGATTGAAGAAGTCCCACCAGTACTGCGATCTTTCCTTGCTTAAGGAGTAATACTTGGAGCAATCTTTTAAAGTTTTACCATAACAAAATCCAGTTATAACAGAGCAAGCAATCCTGTTATCTTCTGAGTTTATGTTTCTTGGTATTAATTTTATTAGCTGTTCAATTGCGTTGCGAGTTGTAACTCTTTGTTCCGCAAGACGTTTATCCTCTTCGGACTCCAGATCGGGGCTTTGAAGGGATGGGCTTTTTAACTTCAGACTTTGCTTGGGTCGTAACTTCTGAGGCTTCTTCATGATATTTGAACTCTACCACACAATTCTTGAGGACAGCCGTCCCCGCTTGAAAATGTTTTGTTAAAAGGTCATATGTGCATGCAATATAATAATATTTTTCATCTTCATGACAGAGATATCCAATACAGGATATTAATCTTACTTCTCTTTCGCCTATTTCTGAGAACCATTCTTCTCCGAGGCTGTAGTGATCCTCAAAGGATACTTCTACTTTTTTCATGATCATCCTTTAATGAAAAAACTGGGGAGTTTTAGCTCCCCAGAATTCTCACTTATCATTTTTTATTGTCATATGCCATTCCATATGATTATCTAATTTACGATCAACACTTTTTACATCATCTCTTAAAAGATCAATACATTCTTTTACCATGTTGTGATCATTTTTATTTTCTTTTCTAGATTTTTGTATTACAGCGATTAAGATACCACCGATTGAAGCAATGAATGCAACAATCACCGAGGCGATAGCCGAATCCACGTTTACTTGCCGAAAATTTTGTCTACAATCTGATCTACGCTTTCACCAAAATTGCCATACTTATTTGCATGGTCAATCAAAAGCTGCACTAGATCAGATTTTTGAACTTTCTCATTAGGAGTAAGTTGTGAGTGCGGACTAAAGTTTTGAGCATCAGAAGTTGAAATACTAATATGCTCACCAACTGGGATCACAAGCTTCTCTGGGTCTAGAGGAACCTCATTGATTGCTTTTGATAACGTGTCTGCTTGCTGTCCGTGCCAGCTTGCTGCATCTAAATGTGATTTTGACATTGTTTCATGCCATGACTTCATTGAATCGTGCTGTCCCTTTACGAGTACTGCATTGTCATATGGAATGTTAATTTTCATAATTTCTCCTTGTAAATCCTCTGTGCCATTGCTTTTTTCAGTCCAACCAGTAGCTCTAGCTGCTACTTCTTGAGAACGAGCTTTTCTTTTAGCTGATGTTAAAGAACGAGTATCGCCTGAAGTATATGTATAACAAGTACCTGAATTTCCGAATTGGAAACCCGGCTTGCCTTCGCTAGAACATGATTGAATTGGCATAGTTAACTAATTATACCATTTATTTATAAATTGTGTAAAGATCTTCTTGATTCCATCTTTGAACAGGAATTTTAATATTTGCAAAATATTCATAAGCATCTTCTGATGAGTAATATATGCGAGCATACGCTTGCATAGCACCCTCATCATAAACTGGGCATCTAGGATTTGGATCTAAGTAAAGTGCTTTAAATTGCCAATCATCGCCTTGCCAATGAATTGCATTAACAACTTTTAATTGTTTAAAACAATAGGGGCATACCTTTACAGGATAAGGAAAATCTTTTATAACTCTACCTAATATCATTCTTCTTCTTTATTCCTTTTAAAAGTTTTAGTATTAATAATAAAGTTTATTATTTCACTAATTTTTTCATGAGCAATTTCTATACCATCCATAAGGCAGTTTAGTTCATCTAATGAAAGACTATAATCATTATACGGTGATTCAATAAACATTGCTGGTGCATACCCTGATTCAAAAGGGATTGCTCGTATAAAGATTGAAAGTGTTTCTATTTCTTCTACATCTATGGCCTCATCAAATGGTATGATTCTCATTATTGATTCTTTTTGGTTTTAAATGTAGCTAAAATTACATATAGATGTAAGAGTATGAATGGTCCTTTGTATCCTGTGTCAATATTGAAAGTATATTTAATTCCATACTTAAACAAGGTGACGCATATAAGCGTCACAACCACCCATGCAATAATAAGCTGAGAAGCAGATTCCGCTTTATCCATTAGATTGACTCCCTATTGTTATTAACCCAAGCTGAATAAGTTTCTGGTAAAGAAAGATCAAAAATCTTTTCTATAATTTTAGCATACTCAGAAATTTCGTATTGTGCGTCAGCATGATTCCTTAATGATAGGAAGTTCATAAGGCTGCGAGCATTTACTGTCCAAATAAATTCTGTGTATTGACCTACAGGTAATACTGATCTTGCTAGTTCTTTTGCAATTCCTTGGGCAAGCAGTTCTCTGTAGGCTTGTTCTGCTGCATCATAAACAAACTGAAAGGCAGAATCAACAACTTCAGACATTGCTTCTTGGTCAGTGAACTTTTCAAAGGTGTAAGCTCCCGGTTTGCCAGTTTGTTTGCGTACTGATGAACTTTCTGGGAAGAAGAAGTCTAGTTGGTTAGGTACATGGTATCGCATACTCATCTCATTAAATGATGACCAGCGGTGTCTAAACCATTCTCTTGCCACAAATATTGGGCATTTGATATAGAATTTGAATACAACGTGTTCAAATGGTGTAGCGTGTCGGTTCTTGATTAGGTAGTTAATAAGTCCTTTTGACTTATCTGTCATTTCCAGATCGTATGATGAGAATGAAACTCGTGCAGCATTGACTACATCTAGGTCAGTTCCGAAATGTGTGAGCATTGATACTGCTCCAGCGTTCAGAACCTGATATTTTTCAGGGGATGTCATAACAGAAACATATCACACAAAAATATTTTTATAAGATTTTTCACTTTTTTTTTAAAATTTCAATTTTTGGGGATTTTCGTGTGATACCCTCTAGTACACAAGCGCGTTAGTGAGCGTATATACTTTTATTTTTAACATCTAGTGAAATAGCTCGCTTAGCTCGCTTAGTATGCTAGCATGCTGCGTATCAAGAATAGAATTGTAGATATAATAGTTATATGGAAATAATCGGCGTTGCAGAGTCAGATGATTGTGGACCTTTTGTTATAGTGGATTCTGATTTGGTTTCTATTATGAAATTGGGTGATTTATATTTGGGTGCTACAAGGTGTGCCTATAGGAATACTCCTATAACTTGTGAGTTAACTGAAAGTCAAGCCCTAGCTTTTATTAGGTTAGGGGTTCAATGTATAGATGTGTCAGAGGAAAATATAGATGTCTGCAATGAGAAAGATTAGCTGGTTTAGTCTTAATAATCTAGATGAATCAGAAGATAGATGGTTTAGTCAGGGTTATGAAAATGCTGCATTAAGTACTGTATTAGCTTTGCAGAAAAGAAATACTGGAGTTTTTTACACTCGCAAAGAATTACCTTTTCATATAAACTTTTGTCCTCCCATTTATTATCAGTTGAATAATGAATATAATGTTGGTTATACTCCTTGGGAGTCCACTTCTATTCCTAGATATTGGAGAGATAATCTAGCACAGTCATCTGAGATTTGGGCTTCTTCTTCTTTTGTTAAAGAAGTTTTTGAAAAGAATAATGTTAATGCTAATATTCAACTTATTCCATATGGTGTATCTGATGAATTCTCTATTATTGATAGAGAATTAATTGGTAAATTTAACTTTCTTCATGTAGGCGGGGATGCTAAAAGAAAAAATGCACAAATGGTTGTGGATGCTTTTCTTGAACTTTATGAAGGTAATTTAGATTTTCAACTTATACTAAAATATAACAAATTTTGTTTTGCTGAAACTTATGTTGATGGTCATATAGTTTCTGCTATTGAGCATCCTCAAATTGTTGGTATTCCTGATAGGTTTACTACTGATCAAATGGTTAGGCTTTATCATAAGTGTCATTGTATGGTTTATCCTACAAGTGGTGAAGGTTTTGGAATGATTCCTTTTGAGGCGATAGCTACTGGGATGCCAACCATTTGCACTAATTTAACGGGGTGTGCTGATTTTGCAGAGATGTCTATACCTCTGCCAGCAAAGTATGGTTCTGCCGATTATCATAATTTTCTTTTTGAAGAAAATGTAGGAGATTGGGCTATCCCAAGTTACGATGATCTTGTAGACTTAATGAGTCATGTTGTTAGTGAATATGATGATTTTAAAAAATACACTATCAATTCTGCTAAAATTATTCACTCGGAAATGAGTTGGCTTAATACTGCGGATAAAATGATTGCTCGTATTGAAAATTTTGAAAATTCTTAAATAAGTTTTACTGTTGTTTTTATGGAGGGTGTTACTTTGTTGTCTTTGTCTATTTATGATGGACCTATTATTACTAAAGCTTTTACTGATACTTATGCGAATAAAATTCCACCTTGGGGTTTTAATGGTCTTGGTGAAATTGTTTATATGCGTACCTATGCTAGAGATATTGAAGAGCTTGGTCGTAAAGAGACATGGGCTGAAACTATTGCTCGCTGTGTAAATGGTGCTCAGAAAATTGGCGCTGGATATACTGTTGAAGAAGCTGAGCGTTTGTTTGATTACATTTTTAATCTTAAAGGCATTTTTGCTGGTCGTTGCCTTTGGCAGCTTGGCACTCCTCTTGTTGAAAAGATGAGCGGTGTTTCTCTTGTTAATTGTTGGATGACTAGTATTTCTAAAGTTGAAGATTTTCAATTTTTAATGGATCATTTAATGGTGGGTGGTGGAGTTGGTTTTACTGTCGAAAGAGCAAGTGTTCATGAGTTTCCAAAAGTTCGTGATGTTGATGTTATCGCTCATGAAAAGTCGAACGATGCAGATTTTATTGTGCCTGATTCTCGTCAGGGCTGGTCTGCACTTATTGGAAAAGTTTTAAATAGCTATTTTCATACTGGTGAATCATTTACATATAGCACAACGCTAATTAGAGGCTTTGGAGCGCCTTTGAAGACCTTTGGTGGTACAGCTTCTGGTCCTGAGGTTTTGATTGAGGGTATTGCAGATATTTGTAATATTCTTGATGCTCGTATTGGTAAGAAAATTCGTTCTGTTGATGCTTTAGATATTGCTAATATTATTGGTAAGATTGTGGTTGCTGGGTCTGCTCGTAGATCTGCACAGATTGCTATTGGTGATCCTGATGATTTTCTCTTCTTAAGAGCTAAGAATTGGAATCGTGGTGATATTCCCGGTTGGCGTGCTAATTCTAATAACTCTATTTATGCTGATTCTTATGATGAGATTATTGAAGAATTCTGGAAGGGTTATGATGGTTCTGGTGAGCCTTATGGTTTGATTAATCGTTTCCTTATTCGCAAGTTTGGTCGTCTTGGTGAGCGTGTAAACGATAGTAAAGTTATTGGTACTAATCCTTGTGGAGAGATTGGTCTTGAGGATGGTGAGCCTTGTAATTTGGCTGAGATTTTTCTTCCTAACATTTCTTCTAAGGAAGAGTTATCTGATATTTCAAAACTTCTTTATAAGACTCAAAAATCTATTACTACTCTTGCTTATCCATACAAGAAAAGTCGTGATGTCATTGAGCGGAATCGTCGTCTTGGTCAGGGTATAACTGGATGGTTGCAGGCTACGGAAGATCAACTTTCTTGGGTTTCCGATGCTTATAATAATTTGAAGAATTATGATATTGAATGGTCTTCACATCTTGGGATTAATCCTTCTATTAAGTTAACCACTGTTAAGCCTAGTGGTACTCTGAGTTTGCTTGCTGGTGTTACTCCCGGTATTCATCCTGCCTATTCTCAGTTTTATATTCGCAGGGTAAGGATGGGTAGTAACGACCCATTGGTGGCTTTCTGTCGCCAGAAGGGGTACGATGTTCAATTTGATATCGGCTTGGATCGCAAAGAAAATCATATGATTTGTGTTGTTTCATTTCCTTGTGAAACACCTGAGCATGCTGTCCTTGCAAAAGATATGTCAGCCATTGATCAGCTTGAGTGGGTTGTTAAGGCTCAATCTGAATGGGCTGATAATAATGTTTCTGTAACTGTGTATTACAAAAAAGAAGAGTTACGAGAAGTTCAGAGCTGGCTAGCAACCAATTATAAGAATAAGGTTAAGTCTGTTTCGTTTTTGCTTCATAGCGAGCATGGTTTTGCTTTGGCACCTTATGAAGAAATTTCTGAGTCTGATTATATTAAGTTTAGATCTAAGATTAAAAATGATCTTGTATTTACTGATACTTCCCATTTCAACTTTATTGATAGCTTGGAATGCGAAGGTGGGGCTTGTCCCATCAAGTAATTATAAATTTTTAAAGCTTTTGACAAAACCGCATGAGAAATCATGCGGTTTTGTTATTTATTGTGTGCTTTTTTAACCTTTATGGTGTATTATGTTTTGATGAGTGGCAATATGATTGATTCTAAGAAAATTATTATCCCTGAAAGCGCTTTTGGTGTATGTTTTTGGGAGACAGAAGATGGTCTTCCATTGCATGATGTTGATTACAATATGCTTTGTGCCGAAGGTCTTGTTGGCGATACTAATGTTGAAAAAAGAGTTAAGGAAGCTGCTTTGTATTGGAGCGGGAATTCTTCTGGAAATATTCGCTGGGTTAGAGGTGCTAGAAAAATTAGTGGATCTGAATATGAAGATCAAAAAGATAGACTTAAAAATGGTTTAGTCGCTGATCCTTATGAGAGCGCTATGAATGCACAATTTAATATAGGTAAATTATGATTTCTTTTGAAGATGATAATGATAATGAAAATATTTTAGAAATTGATGATATTGGGTATTTTCCTATTATCTCAAAATCTGAAATAACTGATCCTTTTAAGAATGTTAAATTTTCTGATTTATCTCCTAAGATGAAAAGAAAGCATAATTTATTTCAAAAGAAGTTGATAGGTGTTGGGGCTACTGGTTCTAAGTATATTGATCCTGAAAGATTAGATGGGTATTCTCTTTATGATATTGTTAATCCTCCATATGATCTTGATACTTTAGCACAGTTATATGATCAAAGTTCTATTCATAATGCTTCTATTAATGCTAGATCTATGAATACTGTTGGTTGCGGTTATGAGTTTGTTGAAACTTTAAAAGCAAGACGACGTATAGAAAAAGCTCAAGGCGATCCAGAGCGTGTTTCAAAAGTTAGAAAATCATTGCAAGATGAAAAAGAAAGACTTGAAGAGCTTTTTAAAACTTTTAATGATGATGAAACATTAGATGAAACAATGATTAGAACTTGGCTAGATGTTCTGGCTGTGGGAAATGGTTACATTGAAATAGGTAGAAATAATGATGGAAGTATTGGTTATATAGGTCATGTTCCAGCAACTCTAGTTAGAGTCCGCAGGAAGAGAGATGGTTTTGTTCAAATTGCAAAATCAAATAAAATAAGTGCTGTTTTCTTTAGAAATTTTCAAGATTTTGAAACAGAAGATCCTTTAAATCAAGATCCAAAACCTAATGAATTAATACATTTTAAAATTTATTCTCCTAATCATGCATATTATGGTATTCCTGCTGCTGTTTCTGCTGCTACTGCAATTGTGGGAGATAAGTTTGCTAAAGAGTATAATATTGATTATTTTGAAAATAAGGCAATTCCTCGTTATGCAATTATTTTAAAGGGCGCAAAACTTAGTGCTCGTTCAAAGCAAGAATTGATTAACTATTTTAGGAATGAAGTCAAGGGCCGCAATCATGGTACTCTTGTTATTCCAATTCCTTCATCTATTGGTTCTGATGCGGATATTCGTTTTGAAAAGTTAGAGGCTGGGATTCAAGATTCTTCTTTTGATAAGTTTAGAAAATCAAATAGAGATGAAATTCTTGTAGCTAATCGTGTTCCTGCACCTAAGGTCGGTGTTTATGATCACGCTAACTTGGCGGTTTCTAGGGATTCTGATAAGACTTTTAAGAATCAAGTTGTTGGACCAGATCAAGTTGTTGTTGAGAAGAAACTTAATGGTATTGTTTTAGAATTTTCTGATTTGGTTTCTTTTCAATTTAAGAAAATTGATCTTGTTGATGAAGAAATGCAATCTAGAATTTTTGATAGGTTGCTTCGTACTGAAGTTATTAGCCCTAATGAGGTTCGTAATCATTTGGGTTATCCAACAAGGGAAGATGGAGATGACATTTTGCCTTTCCCCACTAAAATTCAAAAGGCTAATGCTGGTGGCGCACCAGCGATGAATAGCAATAATCAATCAGCATTCCCCCCAAGGGCTAGCGCAGATACTGCTTCTGGTCGGGTGGATGCTCGTATTGAAGGTAATCAGGCTGAAAGAGGTCAAGCACAGGATACTGGTGTTGTGGGAGGGTAAATGAGTGAAAATAATATGGTTTATGCTAATACATTAGTAACGTCTGCTAATGGTGTTATTAATATTGGTAGACATACTTCGCAAATTGCTTTTATGAATCAATCAATTGATTATGCAGATATCAAATTGAATGGCAACTTTACTATTAGAATTGGTCATGGACAAGTTGAAGCACACTTCTATAATATAATAGAAGGCGATTATACAACGTTTCAAATTATGAATGCAAATGTTGAAATAGCAGTTTATGCTTTAGGTTAAGGAGATTTTTATGGATGAAAATATAGTTTATTCCTCTAATGGGGCGATAACAGCTAGCACTGTGGATGTTAATATTGGTAAACATACTCGTGCCTTTTATGTTATGAATATAGGCACTTCCCCCATTACTGTTACTTTTAATAATCAATATACAATGTATATACCGGGTACTCCTTCCACATGGGCATCTGAGTATTATTGTTTCCCCGGTGATTATACTAGTTACAGATGTAATTCTGCTGCGAGTATTTCTGTGTTTGCCACAGCGTAATTTTTATATGTTATAGGAGGTGTTATGGAAAATTTTAATATTTCTTTTCCAATTGATTTTATTAAGAAAGAACAACGTGTTGTTGTAGGTATTGCTACTGCTGACAATGTTGATAAAGCTGGAGATATTGTTGATTTTAATGCTTCGCTTGAGGCATTTAAAGCTTGGTCTGGTAATATTCGTGAGATGCATTCACCTATTGCTGTAGGTAAAGCTATTAAATATGAACCTATTCAAATAAAAGATCCTGATGGTAATGTATTTAATGCTATCCGTGTTGAGGCATATATTTCTAAGGGAGCGCAGGATACTTGGGAAAAAGTTCTTGATGGCACTTTAAGGTCTTTTTCTATTGGTGGAAAGATTTTAGAGAAGCATGATGATGCTAAGAAAATGTTTAATGGTCGCCCTGTTTCTGTTATTAAAAAATATGTTTTGGGTGAGCTTAGTTTAGTTGATAATCCAGCTAATGCCGTTGCTGTTATTGATATTGTAAAACGTGATGGCTATGGTAATCTTAATTATATATTGCAAGATCTTGATAAAGCTGCCGAGCTTAAAGACCCTAAGGGTGGATTAACTGCTGCTGGTCGTGCTCATTTTAAACAAACAGAGGGTGCTAATCTTAAACCGGGAGTTAAAGGTCCAGCAGATACTCCTGAGAAGATGCGGCGTAAGGGATCTTTTTTGACAAGATTTTTTACAAATCCATCTGGTCCTATGAAAGATGCTAAAGGCAATCCTACTAGATTGGCTTTATCTGCTGCTGCTTGGGGTGAGCCTGTGCCACAGAATAGATCTGATGCGGCTGAGCTTGCAGCAAAAGGTAGAAGGCTTCTTGATAGATATGAAAAAACAAAAAATACTAAAAAGTTTAATGATATTCAAAATATTTTAAAAGAAGGTGATGTGGTTGTTAGTACTGATACTATCAATACATATCCAACTCAAGGTATTCCTAAATCGCCTAAACCTAAGCGTAGAAACCTTGCTAGTAAAAAGGGGAAGGTAATGAA